AGTTACGCGCCTTGATCTCGATGTCGAACGGGACACCGTGAACATCTTTGCCTTGACCTCGACCTACACTAGCTGCGTGCCACCACTGCTGCAAGTAGTTAGCAACGAGCCTTTCGGTCGCATAACCTCGATGCTTACGACTCTGTTGACTCATCTGCTTCTTTCGATGATTGTAATTTAATATGACTTACGGCGTGACACTTCATGCAGGTTAGAAACACTTTGTCATTAAACTCAGGAGTGATTGCTACTGGCTCATTGCATAACTCGCAATAGATAACAATTTCCTGCGGTTCATCCAATTCACCGCCCATGATGGTCGCTTCGCCATCGCTAAAAATAATCATTTCGCCCATCAAAACATCATTCCTGTGTCTATGGCACGCCAAACAACGCATGGATTGCCATTTGAGTTGTTTCGGGTTTCGCCCGAGTCGATGATAAATCCATCCTTTAACAATGTCATTCGAGTTGGTCGAATTGTGTCACCTGATAGATTTAAGTTTGACTGCATTTCTTGATCAGTTGCGCCTCGAAGTCCTTGCCTAATGAGGTACTCATAGACTGATAAACGAATTGACCCGGACTTTGGATAAATGCGTTCAGCAGCAATTCGAGAAGTTTCCCTTGCCTTTGTAGCAATGATGACTTTGTTCTCCATCATGCACGCTTCTTTTGTGGTCGCCATGAGCCATCAGGTGCTATTTCGTACCAAATGACATCCTCACCTTTAGGGCATCGATTCAATTCGCCTGTAGCTGCTGCAATGCACTTAAAATGACCCCAAGCGCGGTTTGCCTTCGTCATTCCGTGATGCCAAACCATTTCTCCATGAGGGCAACGAGGAGCATCTTTGTCAGTTATACCGCCTATAATCTCCTTAACTAAATCAACTGCCTCAGCTGCAGACTTTGGCGCTTCAACAGTTTTGATTGTCCAGGGATCATCCTCTTTTTCAACAGGGATGTACTCAGGTTTAGGCTTTGCAATTTCACTTCGAGCGACCTTTATCATTTCCTCTTTTGATGGTCGTTTGCCTTTAGCTGCATAACCTGCGTTTGCAAGTGCACGACCGATTGCAGAAGTTTCACAGTTTTCCAACGCGCTAGTAGCATTAACCCCTCGACTGCTAACGCTCTCCTCCGCGAGTCCTGAGGAAAATGGCACGCTATCCGCGTAAGTACGATAAAGCCATGCTTTAACAATGTATCGATCACCCTGGAAAGAAATAAGTTCTGTTTCAACACGCCCATCAGGATAGTCCTCCCAAAATGTAGTTACCTTTGTTGGATTGCCTAGTCGTTTTTCAACTGGCTCATAATTGTCAAGATTAAACATAAAGTTCATCCTCCTCTGTTGCGAGTTCAAGTGCAATGGCTATGTATGCGAGGCAATCGACATAGGAGTCGATGTGACTAGGTGTTTCCTGTATTCTGCTAAGTTTGACTTCGACCATTGCAAGTGCAGCTTGAGAGTCCGTGATTGGGAAATCGAATAGATTGGATAACCGCGAAGCAATCCGACCTTGATTGATTTTCGGGTGACCGTAGATTCGACCACGATCTTGCATAATGTCGATTGCATTGATAAGCGCCTCAGTTGCTTTCATCGACCAACCTGCTCAAATTGTTTTCTAAGTGCTTTGCGACCTTCAACAATTCCTCGATCGCGACCGACTTCCTCGCCTAAACGGTAGGACAAATACATCGCTAGACAAATGCCTGCAACCGTCAAGATTGTTAGTGAATTGATAATCATTTGTTGCTCCCTTTGCAGCTACTGGATTTCGCTACTGGATTAGGGTTGCACACTCCTAGGACAAATGGGGGGATTTTTGATTACGAAACGGTAACAATTCGGTGTCATCCATTGAGTCATCTATAGTCCGATAAACGGGGAATATGTCCCGAATGAGGTTATCCATAGGTTTTACCATAGACAGTAAATGAACCGTCCTTATTGATTGGAATAAGCATAGGCGAAAGGTTCTTGCCATAGGTTTCAAGGATAGCCACGCTCATTTGCCAATTAGCCGCTCCAGCCTTCAAATAAGAGGCTTTGCGCTTATCCATGACATTACCTGCCTCCACGCCCCAAAGAGTCCTGTATGAGCCTCCTATGCCCTCAGAATAGGCACTGATGCCTGCCCTGTGAGTGTGACCGCAAACCACGCTTTTGCCAAACTTCTTAGCCAAACCAAGGGCAGTAAGTCCTGCGTTGGAGTTCATCGAACCCTCGTCCCCATGAACCAAAACCCACCCTGGATGAAATTCAAAAGGCTTCTTATGAAATCGGATACCTAATGAGGCAAAGTCCATGAACTTCGGATATTCCAGTTCGGGCAAACCTATGAGGGACGGCGCTCCTCGAAGGAGTGTGTGATACAACCGATCCGTGTGATTGCTGCGAGTGACATCGCTCGTGCGTAAGTCCCAAAGTATTTGTTGAGCCAAACTTCTATCGGCATCGAGTTGACCTTCCCATTCAAGTCCTGTGCCTTTAGCCCATTTCGATTGGGCTTGCATGTCCAACTCATCGCCTGTGTTAAGAACAAAGTCAAACTTCTCCCGATTAACTAACTTTATTAAATTCTTGACTGCAGCTTCATGATGGTACGGAATTTGAAGGTCACTGATTACCAAAATTCGAGATTTTGTTTTTGTCATTCATCCTCATCGTCATCCTCGTAATCACCGAATTTTTCGGGATCGATTGGCGTAGGCAAAATCCAGGCAGGATAGGCTTGCGGTTCTGTAATCATGAATAAGGCAACAGATTCTGTGAATCCTGCTTTCTTTAATGATTTGTAATACTCATGCAAGCCAATGCAAAAAGCATCAAGCTGCGAATAGCCTTGATCTTCTAACGCCTTAGTTGCTTTTCTTGCCATGAGATAATTGTTACCTCTCTAGGATGCGGATAATCGTTTCGACACGCGCTTCGAGTGCGGTGATTTGGTCGCGCATGCTACTTCCGGAATTTGGCTTTAACTCGTTTAGGTAATGCTTTACTAACCATCTCACCGAACCAATAAATGAACCAATAACGGTCACTGCAGCAACTGCAACACCCGCCCAATTCTCGGCGGTCATTACTTTTTGGGAGTGGCGTAACCAAAGACACCTGCTAGAACCGCCCAAAGAATTGCGCGATAATCGACATCGAAGTTTGAAGCTGCCCATGCAGAAAGAAATGCACCTGCGGTTAGGATTAGGGGATTTTTCATGTTCATCTGTTTTCTCCGATCATAGGGATTTCTTTGAAAAACGAGCTATCCAAGTCCGCATCCTTGCGAAACGAGAAATGTGCGTGTTTTTTGTGCGGATTGCTGCCGCGATATTTTCTCCACTTCCAGTTAAGGATGGGTGAAGCAATCTTTTCGTCAAATATGATGTAACTAAATCGTCCGTGCTTTTTGGCATAAAGTCGAATCTGATTAACCAAGTCGGGCATGACATCGCGCCCTTCGGATAATGCACGAGTACAGTCCCAGGCGCGTACCCAACCGTTAACATCCGCATTGTGGTCAGACTTACGAGCAGCATGCCTTGCATCTGAGTAAGCCCCTGAGTCCGAGCGACGATCACGATCGGGGAAGGCATCGTCAATTTGTTCTCGTAACTGAATAATCGACTTAGATAAACGCGGCTTCATTATCCGAGAATAGTTTTTAGTTCATCTTCGGTTAAACCAAGACGAGCCAATAGAGCAGCCTTATCCGCATCGGCTTTTGCCTTTGCTGCTGCAAATGCTTCTGCCTCTGAAACTTGCGCCGCTTGATTTGCTTTATAGACTTCAAATTCCTCATCAGTCATTTCGCGTACAAGATCATCAATTTGAATGTTTGGTTTTTTGTTTTTCATTTTGTCCTATTTCACATATCCGTAGATGTAAATTGTTCCGCCAGTTAAAGTCATGCCACCGCTAAAGGAAAACTCAAATCCTGTTTGACTTGCCGCATTACGATCTTGACCAGAGCAACCAATTATGCCGTTATTACTGCCTTGACTTGCAAAACCAGTCACACTTGTCGGTGTTGCCTCAAATGGCGTATGAACATCAAACATAAATGAACCTTTGTCTGTGTTACCTAATGCAACAGTAATACCAGTATTGACTCCTTGAGTTGCTTGACCAGTTACAGTGCCAGTTGCATTTGCAACAAAAACCAATGTCCGATGATAAGTGCTGCCCGATGTATTATTAAACTTTACTATAATTCCTTGATCGGTTGTAGATGCATCAGTATCAATAACGACAACTTTGTAATTTGCATAAGTGGTACTAAAAACATTTGAAAGAGTAATAGTTGAAACTGCTGAACCGATTGATGTCGTGCTAAGTAGAGTCAACCCAGCAGCAGCAGGCGGTGTACCCCATTTGATACCTGTTGCAGTTGATGAATCAGCAGTTAAAACTGAGTTATTCGACCCAACGCCTAAACGAACAGGTGTTGATGCCCCAGTCGCAGCAATGATGTCACCTTTGGTAGTAAGTAATGAATCAGGAATTTGTGCATCGATTTGTGTTTTAAGGGTTGAGTCAATTGATGAACCAAGTGTGCGAATTGCAGCAGCGCCATCTTTGACGAGTGCGGTGTCATCAGGTGTTGTCCACCCGTAGTTGGTCGTTGTTGCCATTGTTCTCCTATTGTCAGGCTACTATTGTAGCGTTAATCCATTGCAGGGCTGGGTTGATTGTGTTCCATGATTCAGTGATTGGGACATTTTCCCACTTCATTGCCTGGAGGCTAAACGCAACAGGCGAAAGATTAAGAGTCACTGAAAGTTTGTTAAATCCTGCGTTGAAAGTCCAACCCTCAACAAAGCCCTGGAATCTGCCCCCAGTCATGTTTGCAGGCAAGTCTGTAATGTCTAGTGCCTCACCCATAAAAACATTGATGAGTCGGTCGCGATCAGCATTATCTATTTCAGGGTTAGTTAATTCAAAGGTAATGGACTTAAACAGGCTTTGAGGATAGGCACGAAGCGAAAGATAAAAGTTCGCCTGAGCAGTGGCATCTGAGGCGTTATGCAATGAGGTCAGAATGTTTTGAGCCTGAGTACCATAAAGCGCGATTGAAGCTGCATCCGATGCAGACTCTTGATCATTGTTCTTATAGGTGATGGTTACCGAATTGCGGATGTCACCGAGTTTGCGAGAGGTTGCCACGCCCTGAGAAAGGGCATGATGTCCAGTAACTTCGAGGTATCCGTTAGCAGCTAGATATTGGCTTCGATGAGTTGAGTCTGCATAGCCGATTCGACCTTGAGCATCCTCATAAATGTATCCGAGTCCCGAAGTCGCAAGAGATGCAATAAGTGAATAGACATCGGTTGTGTCTGCTGAACGATCTGTTAACTCATAATCTCCAGGTTGGTCAATATCGCCTAAGCCTGAGTTTTGAGCGTTTGCCCATGTTTCGGTTGCGTTGTAAGTATTCCACTGCAGGGCAGCAGGAACTTCATTCCAGGTGTTATAAAGCAAACCCGACAGGATTGAATAGATTTGATTTCCGTCAAAGTCCTTTGATAAAACGCCTTCGGTTAAAACTTTAGGCAATTTAGACAATGCACCCAATGCGATGACTTTGAAAGTCTGAACAATGGCGAGCGCACCTGATTGTTTAACACTTTGATCGATGTCGGTCACAAAACCGCCAAAGATAGGCTTAAAGGTGTTGGTCGAGTCCTTGACCTGAATCGTTATTTGGTCATTGATTTCGATATTGAGGTTTGACTGATTTGTGTTGAGTATTTCAACCGAACAATAGCCTGCAACAGGTTGACGATAAATGTCTGTTCGACCTGATGAAATGGTCAGGTTTGAAAGTGTGACCGTTGTAAAAGTCCCACCGTTAATTGACACCTGCCAAACAGGACTCCAGGCGGTCATCGGTCAAATGCTCCTGCGCCAAGCGTTCCTCGAGCGGATGAGTCATTCAAAATTTCTACAATTTGACGAGCAGTAGATTCTGAGTCGATTGCGCCGTTAACGGTGATGTTGTATTGCTGCATTGATTTTGCTTCGCCCATTCTAAATGAACCGTAAGCAAAGGGGTCAACCTTTTGAACTCCCATAAGTTGATCTACTAAATCACCAAGTTTTGCTGCATCGGCTTCAAGCCTTGCAAGAGCTGCTTTATTAGCTGCGGTCGCGCCTTTACCGCCACCACCGCCACCGCCTGCCAAACCTGCCATGCTTGAACTTACTGTTGCCAATCCTGAAACTGCAGCGAGTATTCCTGCGTTGCCTCCACCGCTAATTGCTCCTGGAGCGCCACCGCCTGCAAAACCACCACCGCCACCGATTAAGGAAATGTCGGGCGTTGGGAGGCGATTGTAGGCACTGATAACCGCATTGACCATGTTTTTAACCGATTCAACAAAGTCTGCAATCTTGTCAATCGCTGATCCGATAATTCCAATGATTCTGCCAAACACTTCACCGACAACTTTGAGCGCTCCACCTGCAAGATTTGTCAAAATTGGAATGACATAATCTCCGATGAAGTTAAACAATCTTTGGAATGAATCTCTGTTCTCGTTTATTGCCTTGACGATTGGGTCAAATGCACTGGCAAACTTTTGAAGGTTTGGGACAACCTGATTGACAACAAAGTTAACCAATCTTTCAATGATTGGCAGTAATGCAAAACCGATAGTTTCTTTTGCTTCATCAAATGCCACTTGAAGGCGAGCAATGCGACCCTGAAATGTTTCTGCGTTCTTAGCTGCAGCGCCACCGAATAAGTCTGAGAGTCTGCCCTGAACATCAGTGAAACTCATTGTTTTAAGTTCTGCTGCCGATAGTCCGATGCCTAGTCTGCCAAGAGAAGTTGTGTTTCCATCGTAAGCGCGACCCAATGCGTTTGCCACTGTTTCAAGAGGCTTGCCAGTTGCTTGAGCAACATCTAACGCAAGGTTGAGAAGTTCTTGCGCCTTTGTTGTATCACCTGTAGAAACTGCTAAGCGTTGCAGTGCTGGACGAAGTTGATCATCAGCAACACCCGTTGCAAGTGCGGTTTTGGAAATCTGTTCTTCAACTGCTGCGATTTGGTCGCGAGTTGCACCTGTTGCATTTTCGAGAGCTGCTGCAAGGCGAACCTGCGCTGCTTCATCTTCAATGGCTGCCTTGACTCCATCGATTGCGAGTTTGCCTGCATAGGCTGCCGCTGCCGCTGCTGCCGCTGCAAAGGCTGCTGCTGCGACCTTGCCAAACTTCTCAATCTTGCCCCCGAAGCCTTCGACCTCGGTTGAGCCTTTATTTAGATTCTTATTAAAGTCATCGATGTCTGCAATGAGTTTGAGGGTTAACGCTCTAGTACCTGTTGCCATTATCCCCACTCTTTCAAGATGCGACTAAACGATGCAGTCCATTCACTGACAATGTAAGGTTGA